CTTGGGCGAGCAATTCGCAAGCGGCGAGGGGTTGCAGGATGCGCTGTTTGCCTGCCCGGCTCGGCTCTACCAAACCGACGAAATGGACACGCTGTTTCGGGCCATTAAACAATCCTCCGATGGCCGCTATGAGTCCCTGGTTGCCGTGTTGCTTTCCGTCTATTCGGCAGCCAATACCGTATGGGTGAAGCGCTCCAAGGCCGGCCAGCGACAAGAGGTAATCGACCAGCCATCATTAACCATTTTTGGAACCGCGGTTCCGTCCCACTATTACGACGCCCTAAGTTCGCGCTTTCTCACCAATGGGCTGTTTGCCCGGTTGCTGGTGATCCACGCCGACAAACGCCATGCGGGCGACCCGGTATTGGCTCCAATTCCCGAGCCGGTGCTTGAGGCCGCTAGATGGTGGGCAGCATTCCGGCCAGGCAGCGGCAATCTTGACCATTGGCACCCTAGCCCGGCAACGGTGCCCTACACGCCAGAAGCCAAGGAGCTATTGGCCGAAGGGCGGCACCAAGCCGATGCCGAATATGCCCGAGCCGAACAGCGAGGCGACGAGATAGCAATGGCACAATGGGCACGAGCTAACGAACACGCACGCAAGTTGGCCCTGGTATACGCCGTAAGCGAAAACCATCGGCAACCCGAGATTACCCGCTCAGCGGCCGAATGGGCTATCCGCTTTGTGAACCATCTGGTTCGCAAAATGCTGGCTCAGGCGAATGCCCACGTGGCGGACAACCCCTTCCATAAACTCTGTTTGAAAGCGCTTGAGGCCATACGGATGGCCGGTGGGGCATTGTCTCAAAGTGCCCTGTTACAAAAGTTGAAAATCAGTGCCCGGATGGCAGGGGAAATAACCAATACGCTGGAGCAACAAGGGCTCATTACTACGGAGGTTGAGGCTACCGGAGGCCGACCCCGGCGGATGTTCAAGCTAATCGGGGGGGATTTACCTTAATTATAGCAGCCAGTGAAAAAAGGCCACACGACGATGCCCCACGGTGAAATAAGGCCCCCATGTGCGGGGCACGCCAAACACCACATGCGGGACTTTTTTCGACATATTTCACTGTGCCCGAGAGAAAAAAGGTGATGGCCGTAAGTCTAGAAATAGCAATACATTACATACACATATATATACTTATTACCTTTTTACCCCCCTACCCCCCCTCACGCTCTTGTTTCCTTGCGCGCGTGTGTAAGGGGGTCGGTTAAAAAAGAAAAAAGGGTAAAAAGCTCCGATGCCGATAGCCCGCCACCCACAAGACTGATATTTGCATGGTAAGCCAAGACTCAACCCCCTCAGAAGTGTAACGCCCCAATAAGACGGGCGCCACATGCAATGATCTACCTAGCTAGCCCATATTCACATCCCGACCCCGAAGTTCGCCAAGCCCGCTATGAGGCTGCCTGCCGGGCGACTGTATGGTTGATGCAGCATAAGCGCTGCCCGGTGTTCTCAGCTATCGTTCACACCCACCCCCTGACCCGATACGGGTTGCCAACCGACTGGGAGTTTTGGGAACGGTTTGACCGCGGCTTCTTGGAGCGAGCCGACCAACTGGTAGTGTTGTGCATCGACGGCTGGAGCCAGAGCCGTGGCGTGCGAGCGGAAATGCGGATTGCCCGGCAACTGGGAAAGCCGATCGGGTTCTTGTCCCGCGCCGTGGCCGAGAAGGGGGCAGATAGGTTCTTCGTGGCCCGAAAAGGTGGGTGAGGGCCGCCGGAACGCCCACGCTTTTGGGGTTACTTTCTTTGGAGCACGGAAGCCATGACACATCCAGGTGGTGATATCTACCACGACCTAATTACCGACGCCGTGGCTGGCCAAACCGACCCATTGGAGGGCCAGATGCCAGCGGGCCGAGTGCTGCGGCGACAATTCAAACTCCGGTTCGCCAAGATGCTCCAACAGGAGACGCTGGCCGAAGCCATTCCGACACCCCCGGCCCCCGGCGAATCTATCCACGCCATCAGCAACGGGAAATACGATTTTGCCACGTGGATTCCCCAGATGGTGGACTGGGTTGGCACGGCCGACTGCCTCTATTGCAGCACATGGACCCTAAGCCGGCCGAATGCGGACGACATTTTCGCCCTGCACGATGCCGGCCGGATCGCCAAAGGCCAAATCCACCTGCTTACCGGGCTGTATTTCAAACGCCGCGAGACGGCCACCTACAACTACCTGCTCGACGGGTTGCTGAAACGTGGTGGCCGTTACAAGGCGTTTCGCAACCATGCGAAGGTTTTGCTCATTGCCAACAACGCCCAGGGGTTCTATCTGACCGTTGAAGGTAGCGCCAACCTGAACGCCAACCCCAGGCTCGAGCAATACTGCCTGACCAATGACCGCAAGCTATACGAGTTCCACAGGGGTTGGATGGAGGAAGTGTTTGCATCCACCACCACCCAATACCGTAGTACGACCACAGCAAGGGAAAAAAACGAGTTTCGTGGTTATCCCGTGTACCGGGCTGGCAACGAGGTTTTGGTTGTCAGTAAGCACCACGCCGACAAGGACGCCCTAGAACGAGCCAAGTTGGCCCCCATGTTCGATATGGCCGCGGTGGCCAAGTGGGCCGATGCGTTGGCCGTGTTGATCCGGAATAGTTGCCCGAGACTGTCGAAAGCCACCATTCTCACCCCACCCCCGCAAGGCCGAACGTGGCCGCAGCCCTACTTTGCCGGCCTACTCTGCCAGAACGTGGCTCAGCGGCTGAAACGCCGTTTCGTATTCGCCCTGTCTGAGGGTTACACCTATACCGGCCCGCCGGTGGCCCAGGTGATTGTGGTTGATGACCTGATTCTAAGCGGCCACACCATGCGGCAGGCCATCCAGGCGGTTGAAACTGCCGGCATACCAGTTCGTGGTTTCGCATACTACGGAGCCTGACGGATGAGCGCGAAAGACGCAGTAGAAAGAGCGGTGTTGTTGCTGGTTTCCGGACTGGCCACCGAGGCGGTGGTTGAGGCTCTGGTGTCCAAGATGGGATTGTCGCGGAAGCAAGCTGCGACGGCTGTCAAGAAGGCTGAAAAGAAAATCGTGATTGCGGCCAACTACGATCGCACTAAGGAATTGGGGACAGCCATTGCCAGGCTACATGACCTGTATCGCCGGGCGGTGGCCATCCAGGACACCAAGACGGCCCTACAAATCCAGCGGGAGCTAAACAAGCTGTTGGACCTGTACGACCGGCCGGCAGCGAACGCTGAGCCACTGGATACCGGCCACGAGGAATTGGCCCGCCAATACCTGATCCGGCTGGGTTTGGGGGATGAGGCGACGCCGTTGGTTGAGTTGTGCCGGCGAGCCGCAGCCAAAATCTTGCAACTGGAGACAAGCAGCACTGAGAAATGACCGACGCGAGTTACGAACGTCACAAAGCACGAGCCGCGGCCCGGGCGCGGCAGCAATCACGAGCCGGCCGAGAGATCGGCCCCTTGCCCCCGGTGGTTGATCCACAACGTCGAACCGCCGCAGGCGGCAGCTTCCGGCTGTTCTGCGAAACGTATTTCCGCGAGATTTTCTCGTTGCCGTGGTGCAACGATCACCTGAAGGTGATAGCCAAAATCGAAACGGCTGTCAGACACGGTGGCCTATTCGCGGTAGCAATGCCACGCGGCAGCGGCAAAACCAGTTTGTGCAAGGCTGCCTGCTTGTGGGCCACTTTGTATGGCTACCGGGATTTTGTGGCCCTGATCGGTTCAAGTGAGACGCACGCCCAGGGGCTGTTGCACGACCTAAAGGTCCAACTGGAAACCAACGTGTTGCTCAAAGCCGATTTTCCCGAGGTTTGCGTGCCGATTGCTGCCCTGGATGGAATCGCCAACCGATGCAAGGGCCAGCTATTTGCCGGCCAACGCACCTACATCGAATGGACGGCCAACAAGATCGTGTTACCAACAATCCCCGGCAGCGCGGCATCGGGGGCCATCATGGTTGTGGCCGGCATCACCGGCCAAATTCGCGGCATGAGCCACCAGCGCCCCGATGGCCGTATTGTTCGCCCCAGTCTAGTGATAATCGACGACCCACAGACGGATGAATCGGCCCGTAGCCCGTCGCAGTGTGCGGCCCGAGAGGCCATTGTTGCCGGAGCCATTCTAGGGCTGGCTGGCCCGGGCAAGAAGATTGCCGGCATCATGCCATGCACCGTCATTTGCCCAGGGGATATGGCCGACAACATCCTGGACAGGGACAAACACCCGGAATGGCACGGCGAACGTACCAAGATGGTTTACCAGTGGCCTACAAACGAGGCCCTGTGGCAAAAGTATGCCGAAATCCGAGCCGAGAGTTTCCGCCGAGGGGGCCGGGGGGAAGAGGCCACCGAGTTTTACCGCCAACACCGGGCCGAGATGGACGAGGGGGCGGTTGTGGCATGGCCGGAGCGGCACAATCCCGATGAGCTATCTGCTATCCAGCATGCAATGAATCTGCGGCTGCAAGACGAAGCCGCATTCTTCGCCGAGTACCAGAACGAGCCATTATCAGACGTTGCCGGCGAGGACGAGTTGACCGCCGACCAGATTGCCGCCAAGGTGAATCGGCACAAACGCGGCCAGGTGCCCATTGGAGCCGAGCACCTGACCATGTTTATCGACGTGCAGGCTACGCTGTTGTTTTACGTCGTAACCGCATGGGAGCCCGATTTCACGGGCTATGTAATCGACTATGGCACGTGGCCCGACCAGAAGCGGCCCTATTTCACGTTACGTGATGCACGTCGAACGTTAGGTGCGGCATTTCCCAAGGCCGGTTTGGAGGGGGCCATATACGCCGGCTTGGAGGCCCTGACAAACCAATGTCTGGCCCGGCAATGGACGCGGGATGATGGAGCAGCATTGCGGATCGAGCGTTGCTTGATTGACGCCAACTGGGGCCAATCAACCGACGTGGTGTATCAGTTTTGCCGGCAATCGCCCTATGCGGGAGTGCTCACACCGAGCCACGGCCGTTTTGTGGGCGCGTCAAGCCGGCCGCTTAACGACTACCAACGCAAGCCCGGTGACCGTATCGGGCTGAATTGGCGTATGCCGGGCATGCACGCACGCCGCACGGTGCGGCACGTGATTTACGACACCAATTTCTGGAAGTCTTTTGTTTATGCCCGGCTAGCAGTGCCAATGGGAGATCGAGGTTGTCTGTCGCTTTTCGGCGATAGCCCCCACTTACACCGGCTGTTTGCCGAGCATTTGACGAGCGAGCACCGAACGAAAACCGAGGCCCGCGGCCGAGTGGTTGATGAGTGGCGGTTGCGGCCATCGGGTGGTGATAACCACTGGTTTGACTGTCTGGTTGGTTGTGCAGTGGCCGCATCGATGCAAGGTGTCGCCCTGCCGGGGATGGAAAACACACCGGGCACCCCTAAGCGACAACCAATCAGCTTCGCAGAGCTACAACGTCAACAACGGATGAGGCGAACATGACAGAGAAACTTGGTATTCAATGCCCGCGTTGTGGTTGCCGGCATTGCCCCGTGACCCACACCGAGCGATTGCGTGATGGCCGCATCCGACGACGCCGAGTATGTCGACATTGTGGCCGGCGAATTGTGTCAATAGAAGCCGTTTTGGGCGACCATCGCGCCCCCCAGTCTGGCGCCCCTCTAATGGTAGGCCATCGCTATATGTAGCGTGATTTCGAAGAAAATCCAAAAAAGTCGTTCCGAAAGGGCCATTTTTGGTAGCTATATATATAGAGGCGCATGTTTTCGGGGGTAGCGATGAGCCAATTGACCGACGCGATCCAACAAAACGCCGAGGGGCCGGCCGAGGTTTCGGGTGATGCTGGTACTGTGAAGCAGCACAGTCTCCGAGACCAGATTGAGGCTGACCGTTATCTGGCCAGCAAGGAAGCAGCCGGCCAGCCACAGCGAGGGCTGAGGTTCAACAAGCTAATCCCGCCAGGGGCAGTCTAGTCACAGGGTGAGGGGCACTTTCTGTGTTCGCATGGATGCGACGATTGTGGCCAGCACATCGTAGCGGGCCGCGGCCAATCGTGGCCCGCTATGATGCGGCCCAAACCACCGACGAAAACCGCCGGCATTGGGCCAACGCTGACCACCTATCTGCTGATGCAGCCAACAGCCCAGAAGTGCGCCGCATTCTCCGCGCCCGGGCGCGGTACGAAGTGGCCAACAATAGCTATGCCAAGGGCATAGTGTTGACTCTGGCCAATTACACCATCGGCACCGGCCCCCGGCTGCAAATGCTCACTGAGGACGCCAAAGCCAATGCCTTGATCGAGCGGGAGTTTGCCAGGTGGGTTGAGTGTGCCGGGCTCGTTGAAAAGCTCCGCACGATGCGGATGGCCCGGGCCACCGATGGCGAGGCATTTGCCCTGTTGGTGGCCAACCCGAAACTGGATTGCCCGGTCAAACTGGACGTGCGGCTAATCGAAGCCGACCAGGTGGCCACTCCCGGCTACGTGCACTCGGTTGCCCCGAAAAACGTTGTCGATGGAATCGTGTTCGATAGCTATGGCAACCCGGTGGCTTACCACGTGTTGCGATTCCATCCAGGCGACCAACGTTGGGTGCTGCCGAACGAGTTTGATAGGGTGCCGGCACAGTATGTGATTCACGACTACCGTGTTGATCGGCCAGGCCAACACCGTGGTATTCCCGAAATCACTCCGGCACTGCCCCTGTTTGCCCAGCTTCGCCGCTACACGCTGGCCGTGATTGCCGCGGCCGAGACAGCGGCCGACTTTGCTGGCATTCTCTATACCGACGCCCCGCCCGGTGGCGAGGCGGCCGAGGCCACACCGTTCGAGCCAATCGAGCTAGAGAAGCGAGCACTGCTTACCATCCCCGGCGGCTGGAAAATGTCGCAACTGGATGCCAAGCAACCCACCACCACCTATGCGGAGTTTAAGCGGGAAATCCTGAACGAAATCGCCCGGTGCTTGAACATCCCCTATAACATCGCGGCCGGCAATTCGTCGGGTTACAACTACGCTTCCGGTCGGCTGGACCACCAGGATTTTTACAAGGCGATCCGTGTTGACCAGCACCGAATTGCCCGAGGGGTACTAGACCGGATTTTCCGCGCGTGGCTCGACGAGGCCATCCTACTGAGCGACTACCTGCCGCTTTGGTTTCGCACTGTTCCGTTTGACCGGTTGGCCCATCAATGGTTCTGGGATGGCATGGAGCATGTTGACCCGTTGAAAGAAGCCAGCGCCCAGGCCGTCCGACTCAAGAGCCACACTACCACTTTGGCCTACGAATATGCCCGCCAAGGCCGCGATTGGGAAACCGAGCTACGCCAACGGGCAAAGGAAGTAACCCTAATGCGGGAACTGGGTTTGGAGGTTGAGGATACGTTGCCCGCAGCCAACTAGGGGGCTTACTGATGAGCGAGAGTATTCGGGCCACTATGCCGTTGCAACTGCTCTCTGAAGCTGTCGAGATAGAGGCCGCGGAAGATTCGCGCAACGATGACGTGGTGTTGCCGCGGTTTTCGATGGTCGCCTACACCGGTGGAGCGATGCGGGTGGCCGGCTGGCGGTATCCGGTGGTGGTGGATTTGGCCGGGCTTGTAATTCCGTCGCAAACCCGGCCGGTGCGATTCGGCCACGATATAGCCGCGGGAGTGGGCCACACCGATTCGATCCGCGTTGCAGATGGCCAACTGTTGGCCGCGGGGGTGATTTCCCGCGACACACCGGCGGCACAAGAGGTTGTGGCAAGTGCTCGCAAGGGGTTCCCGTGGCAAGCATCCATCAGTGCCACGGTTGAGGAGTTCGAGTTTGTCAAAGCCAACCAAACCGTTTTGGTAAACGGCCGGCAATTTGCCGGCCCGGTGTACGTGGTTCGCAAAGCCACGTTGGGAGAAATCAGCTTTGTGGACTTGGGTGCTGATGCTGCCACTACTGTTAGCGTGGCGGCCGCAAACAATGGAGGAAACGTTACTATGCCGGAACATGATAACGACACTATGAAGGTTGATCAGCCTACCAGCGGTGCCTTGCAGAGCCAGAGCGAAAGCCAAAGTGTTAGCTCTGAAAGCGTTAGTGCATCGTCTGAAAGCATTGGCAAATCGTCTGAAAGTGGTGGCGCATCGTCCGAAAGCGGTGCTTCGTCTGCGACACCCACGTTGCGATTGGCGGCACAGTCTGCTAGCTCGGCAGAAAATCCAGCAGCCGAGGCAGAGCGGGTGTTGGCAATCCGCAAGGTGTGCGCCGGCCGACACCCGGACATCGAAGCCCGGGCAATCAAGGAGGGGTGGAGCGTAAACCAATGTGCCCTTGAGGTTGTGCGAGCCGATCGGCCGAAGGCTCCGGCCGTGCACGCCCAGGACAACGGCCAACTGACCGAGCAGGTGCTTGAAGCGGCGTTGCGTTTGGGTGTCCATGACGAAAAGGCCGAGAAGGATTACCCGGATCAGGTATTGGAGGCTGCCTATCCGTTGCGGCGGATGGGCTTCCGCGAGCTGGCCCTGATGTGCTGCCGGATGGAGGGGGTGGAGATTTCGCCCCATGCCACTGACCGCGAGATGGTGCGTGCGGCTTTTTCCACGCGGAGCCTGCCGAACGTGCTCAAGAACACGGCCAACAAGGTATTGCTGGCCGGCTACCAGGCGGTTGACCTTGGCAGCCTGCGGGTGTCGAAGATTTTGACGGCCAATGACTTCAAAGAACATACGGCTGTGCGGCTTACTGGCGAGTATCGGTTTACGCCCGTGGCCAACGATGGCGAGTTGAAGTACGCCAAAGTGGGTGACCAAGGTTACCCGTTCCGAGTGCAGACCTACGGCCGGCTGATCGGATTGACCCGGCAAGACCTTATCAACGACGACTTGGGCGCGTTTACCGAGTTGCCCTACCAAATCGGCCGAGGAGCAGCACTGGCCCTGGAACAGGCATTTTGGCAAATGGTCGAAGCGGCCAACGGAACGTTTTTCAGCACGGCCAACAAGAACACCATCAGCGGTGCGTCGAGTGCGTTTGGTATCGACGGGCTAAATGCCGCGATTGCCAAGCTGCGCAAGCAAACCGATGACGATGGCAACCCGATCAAGGTGCGGCCGCGGTTTGTGGCCGTCCCGCCCGACCTGGAAGCCGATGCTACGCAGATTTACACGTCGAATGTGTTGCTGGTGGCTGGCTCGGCAGATCGGACGATTGCGGCCAACAATCCGCATGCCAACAAGTACGAGCCGGTGGTAAGCGAGTATCTGACCGGCAACGGTGCAGCCAGTGTGTGGTATCTGGTAGGCGACCCGTTGGACGTGCCGGCTTTTGGGGTTGCATTTCTGCGAGGCCAAGACCAGCCGGTTATCGAGGAGGCCGACCCCGACCCGCGGTATCTCGGCACGTTGTGGCGTGGTTACTGGGATTTTGGCGTCTGCCTGCTTGATCCACGCGGTGCGATTCGGGCTGCCGGTTCTTAATCCGGGCGAACCAACACAAAGTCTGGGTGTGGTGTTGTTGGGTGGGTGGGCGGGTCTTGGGGGCCTTTACAGCGATTCACTTTGAGGAAAGGAAAGCAAGATGGAAGCGGTTTTTGTGCAGCAAGGCGACATGATTGATTACACCCCCGGTGCCGATGTGGCAGCCGGTCAGGTTGTGGTGCAGGGAGACTTGGTTGGCGTGGCTCTGCAAGCCATTTCTGCCAACACGCAAGGAGCGCTGGCCGTGGCCGGTGTGTTTGATGTGGCCAAGCAATCTGGGGCCGGCGTGACCTTTTCGGCCGGCGACAAGGTGTATTGGGACGACACGGGCAACGTGGCGGTGGCTACCGATGGCGGGGGTGCCAACAAGCTGTTGGGCAAGGCCGTTGCCGATGCGGCCGATGGTGACAGCACGGTGCGAGTGCGGTTGAGCCAGTGAAATGGCCGACATGTTGGAAGCGGCCAACCAATGGTTGGCTGACAAACTGAAAACCCATGTTTCGCGGCAGATTGTCTATCGGCGGGGTGGGGACGAGGTGACGTTGCAGGCCACTGTAGGCCGCACGTTGCTGAAGGTCGATGACGGCTACGGCGGGGTGCGGATGGTCTGGACAGACCGTGATTTTCTGCTGGCCGCCCAGGATTTGGTTTTGGGCGGCCGGCCTACCCTGCCGGAGCGAGGCGACCAGATTCTGGAAACCGTTAATGGCCAAACCCGCACCTACGAAGTGATGGCCCCCGGCAATGAGCCGGAGTGGCGGTGGAGTGATCCCCACCGAACCATGTTGCGGATTCACACCAAGCTGGTTGACACCACGAGCTAAACCATGCGGTACGTGTTCGTTACTGTGTTACTGTTCACCGTGCTAGGGGCCGTAGCGTTGGCGGCTACGGTTGCCGGCAATCGCGCCCCGGATGGTACGGAGATTCAATGCGACTTGCCGGCCGAGTTGCATCGACGCAACACCACTTCGCGGGGTGAGGGGTGTTGCGTGTGGACCAGTATTCATCATGCAGCCGTGTGGCAGAACGTCCGCGAATACCAGGAAGCCCCGCGGTGGATTCAGCAACATGGAATCCGCGGCGGAGCCTATCCAGGTGCGGTGGCCAAGTATTTGCCTCAAATGGCCCGGCAACGTGGAGCCGAAGAGCCGTCGGCATTCTTGAACTACGAGGGCAACGACATCGAGCTATTGAAACTGGCGTGCCGCACCGGCCGGATGCCGGCTGTGACCTACACCTACAGCCCCACAGGCCGGTATCGCGGCAAAATCGCCCACATGGTCAACTTGGTGCATGCTGATGACCGCTATTTCGCGGTGCTTGACAACAATTTCCCAGGGGCCGACCAGATCGAATGGATGACCCCCGAGGAGTTTCGCCGAAGCTGGACCGGATTTGGCCAAGGTTGGGCCGTCATTCTGCTGGCACCACCCCCGCCCCCTGTTCCCCACAACGCAAACTAATCGGAGGCTCAGTCTATGTGTTCCGCTCTGTTGCTGCCATTGTTGCTAGGACAGTGTGGCCCGGGTGGTTGTGCCATCGGGCCACAATGGTATCCGATCACCCCTGTGGTGCCGCATGTGACCGTCAACGATACGCTCCAACGTGCCTATGTCACTGTAACGGTTGAGCCACCCCAGGCCCGAGTGTGGTTCGACGACCACGAAATCACTCTGCGGGATGGCAAAGCCACACTCCAGACACCACCGTTGCGCCCCGGCAAGTATCGCTATCGAGTGACCGCACGTTGGGGCGACATTGAGCGGCAATGGTTCGTCACCGTTACCCCCGGCAAGACTACCAGTGTGGTTTTGCGACGAGAAACCAAGACTGCCAAAGACGGCACGAATGCCGCGCCACATTCCAAGCCGGCCGAATCGAGTGCCCCGAAACGTAGCGATTCACTGCCGGTGATCGAGCAGGATGGTGTGCAGAACTTCGGTTTGGTTCGCAGCGGCTTAGGCGGTTCTGGCGAACGTTTCAGTTTGGATGGCCAGCCTATCAGCAAGACTGAGGCCGTGCGGTTGCTTCAAACCGGGTTGGCCGACGATAGCGACAAGCTGCGATTGACGATCATTGGAAGCGAAGCCGATCGAAAGCGCGTGTTGGATGACCTGAAAGGCCCATTGGCCGACATTGCGGCCCAGTGCTTGGTGCAGGACTACCCCCCAGATCATTGGGCGGTAGCGAAAGCCGGTTTCTACACTTCCGGCCAGCCGACAATCTACGTGCAGGCCCCGGATGGCACAGTGTTGCATCGGCAGGACGACTACGCCGATGGAGCCGAGGGATTACGCCAGGCGTTCGAGCGGATTCGCCGACCTGATCCGCACTATGATCCACGCCGCGATCCCGACCGCAGGCGGCTTGGTGGTGGGGCACTGTCGCGGTTGTTCTACATTCTGGCCTATCCGTTCCGGGTGGTCTTGTCTTGGCTGGCCGCGGCATTCGTGTTGTATCTGTTGGTTGCCGCGGTAGCCAAGGGCTGGTTGGTTTACTTGTTGGGATTGTTGGCACGCTTGGTGCCAAGCCCGCCGCAAGCACCGTCCGAACAGCCTACGGTTCAACACGCTGCCCGCCGTCGCAAGTCTAGCCGTTCGAGGAAGTAAGCCGATGGCTTCAACAATAGTCACATTGGCCGATGCCGTGGTGGCGGAGTTGAATGCCGGCCAGTTTGGCCAGCAATTCACAGCCAAGCGGCTTTATCGGCCGCGTTACCAGGCAACCGACCTGAAAAACCTACAGGTTACGGTTGTGCCCAAGGAGTTGACTATTGATGCGGCTACCCGGAGTGGCGATCTATGGGAATGCCAAATTGACGTGGCTGTGCAGAAGAAGCTCAGCGCAGAAATCGACGAGGACATCAACCCCTTGATTCAATTGGCCGAGGATATCGCCCGGCACTTCAAGTTGCGGCGGCCGGCCAACAAGCCGGATGCGCTTTGTGTTAAAGCAGAAGTAGCCCCCATTTATGCGGTGGAGCACCTGGACGAGTTGCGCACGTTTACGTGCGTCATTACGCTTACGTTCCGACTGATGGACGGCTAAACCGTGCTGGGAATGCGAGTAAGGACAAAATCGCGTTTCCGCCGTGTTCGCCGACAGGCACAGACTGGCACGATCAAGAGCCTAGGCCATGCGGGGGCGGCAGTTCGTTTGGCGGCCAGGCGGAGTATTCGCAAGCGGCAGGGGCCGGCCCCACCGGGCCAGCCACCGCATACCCACACGCGCCGATTACCGAAAGCGATTCTCTATGCCGTTGACAAGCGGCGCCAGGTTGTGGTGATCGGCCCGGCGGTGCACCTGTTTGGCACGGCCGGCAAGGCCCACGAGCACGGAGGCCGGTATCGTGGCCGACGATACAAGAAGCGGCCCTTCATGGGGCCGGCGTTGTTGAAGGTGAAGAATCGGTTACCGAGATTTTGGGCCGGTTCGGTACGATAGCCAAGGAGCACGGATATGGGAACCAACTGGAAACTAGGTCGTGAATGCACGTTGTCGATTGATGGCAACGAATTGAAATTGGCCCGCGAAGTGACGGTTGAGATGGGTGGTAGCGAGGCGGATGTAACTGCTCGGGGGAGCAACGGGATCAAACAGACGATTTTGGCTCTCAAGGAACTTGCCATTTCGGGCACGGCCCTGTATTCGCCCGATGATGCTGCCGTGCAGGCCCTAATCAACGCCTACAACGACGGCACAGAGCTAACTGTTACTGTGTCGGACCCGTCGTTCAGTTACACCGGCAAATGGGTTGTAACGTCGCTATCGAGTGGCCAGCCGCTTGAAGATGTGGCCACGTTGGATTTCACCCTCAAGCCGACCCTGGAACAAACTACCAGCTCTTCGGGAGTGTGATAGGCAATGAGAACCTTCACTGATGCAGCCGGCCGGACGTGGACTGTTGCTGTTACGGTCGATGCGATCAAGCGGGTGCGGGACTTGCTGGGGGAAGACTTGCTGGACGTCGAGCGGGTTTTCCCCCGGCTGATGGCCGATCCGATTCTGTTGTGTGATGTGGTCTACTGCGTCTGCAAGCCGCAGGCGGATGCCGAGAAGATCAGCGACGTGGATTTTGCCCGGGCAATGGCCGGCCAGACTATTGCCCAGGCCAAACAGGCGTTGGTCGAGGAGTTGATTGATTTTTTCCCCGACCCCGACCAGCAGGAGATGCTGCGGCTGGCACTCAGCAAGCAGGACGAGCTGGCCAAAAGGGTGAAAGAGGCCATAAAGACCCGGCTAATGAATCCGAAGCTGCCCCGGGAGATCGAGGCGGCACTATCGAATGTTGGGAACTCATCTACCAGCTAGCCGGCATCGTGGGTGTTGATCCAGGCCCGCTTACATTGCGGGAGTTGTGCTGGATGGCCGAGGGGCGGCGGCTGGATGCATGGGACCATACGGCACACCTGTTGGCCATGCTCTACAACGCTTTTCGCGGCCACCGGCAACGGGCATTGGAGCCGGCCGATTTTCACCCATTGCGCAAGAAGCCGGCCCCAACCGTCACTCTCAAGCAGCTAGCCGATATGGGCGTGTTATCACGGCAGGACTGAAGTTATGCCCAGTGCATCGGGAATCCGGGCCGGCCAGGCGTTCGTCGAGATATTCGCCGATGATAGCCGGCTGGTACGTGGACTAAAACAGGCATCGAAGCGGCTCAAAGACTGGGGGCGGTCCATGACCGCAACCGGCCGGCGAATCATGCTGGCCGGCACGGCGGCGCTTGGTAGCATGCTGGCCACCACCAGACTGTTTGCCCGCATGGGGGATACGGTGCAGAAGATGGCCAAGCGCACGGGACTTTCGGCCGAGGCATTGTCCGAGTTGAGTTTCGCTGCCGAGCAATCGGGCACCGACTTGGCCAGCCTGGAAAACGGGCTTAGGCGGATGCAGCGGACAATTGCCGATGCTGCGGCTGGAGAGGCATTCGCCGAGGATGCCCTAGCCAGACTAGGGTTGGCTGCCCGAGACCTCATGGGGCTGGCCCCGGAGGAGCAATTCAAGCTCATTGCTGACCGGATCGCCCAAATCGCCGACCCCACGCTAAAAGCGGCTGCCGCAATGGAAGTGTTTGGTCGATCCGGCACGATGTTGTTGCCCCTGATGGAACAAGGTGCCGCAGGGATTGAGGCCCTGCAAAAAGAGGCCCGGGAGCTTGGGCTTACCATTTCCACTGAGGATGCCAACGCCGCGGCCGAGTTTACCGATGCTATGAACCGGCTATGGCGAGTGCTAAAGGCCGGCGCGTTTTCCATCGGGGCGGCATTGGTTCCGTCGCTCCAAGAGTTTGTGGCCAAGGCCGTTGACGTTTTCAAGCGCGTTCGGCAGTGGGTGGCACAGAATCGCCAACTGATCGTTACCGTGTTCAAACTAGCTGCCGTTGTAACGGTGGCTGGCGTGGCCCTCATGCTGTTTGGTTACGTGCTGAACGGATTAGGGGCCATGTTTGGCGTGCTGGCCGCGGCAATGGCCGGCGTGGGGGCTGTGGTGAAACTGGTGGTTGTGGCATTCAGCGGGCTACTCACTCCGATTGGGCTGGTGATCGGCGCTCTTACTGCACTGGCCGGCTATTTCGCCTATGCATCGGGTGCCGGCCAGCAGGCCCTTTCGTGGCTGGGGCAGCAATTCGCTACCCTGCGAGATGAAGCTACGGCCGCTTGGCAAGGGATTGCTAATGCACTGGCCGCAGGGGACATCGGTTTGGCGGCCCGTATTCTCTGGCTCACTCTGAAAATGGAGTGGGCCAAAGGGGTTGCGTGGCTCACTGAAAAGTGGGTCGGCTTCAAAGAGACGTTTATGGCCGTTGCTACCGAGGCCGTTTACGGTACGGCCAGCATCCTGACCAAGGGCTGGGCGCTATTGCAATCGGCATGGGTTGAAGTGGTGGCGTTTATGTCCAAGGCATGGACGAAGTTTACTCATTACTTGGTGACCGGCTGGCGGACGGCGCAGAACTGGATCGCCAAGAAGTTCGTTCAGCTTATGGCCATGTTCGATTCGTCGGTTGACGCCGAAGCGGCCATGCGGATTCTGGATGAGGATTTCGAGCGCGAACAGCGCGAACGTGATCGCAAGACCCAGCAGGAGTTGGCCGACATTGAGGCCACCCGCGAGAAGAAACAGAAGGAAATCGAA